TCAATAGGTGTGGTTCAGAAATACCACACACTTCACAACTCTTACCATTGAGAGTTTCTATTAGTTTCAGTTTCCTTCCAACGTCCCTCATGCTGGTATTTATACAAATGTGTGTTTTCCAAATGTCTAAAAACAGATTTGTATAAATAAAAGTGTAAAATTGAAAAAAGTTCTCTTTAATATGTGAACTAAACTTTGCTATATTAACAAAAAACAAGGAGAAAATAGAAAAATGGCTGATCTAATTTCGCCTGGTATACAAGTAAAAGAAAAAGACTTAACCACAACGGTTAGAAGTGAACCCACTTCTATTGGTGGTATGGTTGGTGTTTTCCAGCAAGGTCCTATTGATGAGGTTGTTACAGTTGATTCTGAGCAAACTCTGATACAGATTTTTGGAAAACCTAATCTTACTAACTATCAATACTGGTTTAGTGCTGCTTCGTTTCTTGCTTACACCAATACTCTCAAAGTAGTTAGAGCCGAAGTGACCGGGGCTGTTAATGCCGCTCACAGCGGTACTAATATTCTTATTAAGAATACAACTCATTATGCTGATGGTGACGGTGTAACAGGTCCTTATAGTGACGGTTCTGCTAATGTCGGTAACTGGGCTGCAAAAACAGCTGGAGAATGGGGCAATGCTCTAAAAATCTCCATGTGTGCGACTGCTGGTGCTTATTATGAAAGTAATAAGTCTACAGTTACACCAGCTGAAGCTGCTGGTCAAACAGTTATTACTTTGGCAGATGGCTCTGGTTTTAATGTAGGTGATATCGTTTATTTTGATGAAGCTGATGGTCAGAAGTATAAAATCTCAGCAATATCTTCTAATGATATTACTATCGTAAGATATCCCACTTCTAATGCAACTGGTTTGGCAGAAGCTTTGCCGAACAATACTAATGCATCTCGATGGTGGGAGTTCTATGAGGAGTTTGATCGTGCACCTGGCACATCAGCGTATGCTACTGATAAGAGTTCAAGTGCTGATGAAATGCATATTATCGTTATTGATGCTACTGGTGTAATCAGTGGTGTTAAGGATGAAATTTTAGAGAAATGGACAGACCTATCAAAAGGTTCGGATGCTGTGACAGATGATGGCGCTGGTAATTATTATGCAGATGTTCTTTATACATCTTCAGAATATATTTACTGGATGGATCATCCTGCCGGCACTTCTGATTGGGGAACGACTTGTGCTGCAGCTGCAGCATTTACAAACCCAACCAATATTGTTGAAACCATAACTTTAACTGGTGGTGTTGGTGGAGCAGTTGCTCCGACCGAAGGTCAAAGACAAGTAGCGTATACTAAGGCATTTAGCGACCCTGATGTTGAAGATGTAAATCTTCTGATTGCGGGTCCTGCTTCGGTAGGTAATACAGGTAGTACAACTCACGGTGTCTTTATGATTGATCTCGCAGAGAAGCGTAAAGATTGTGTTGCGTTTTTATCACCTGATAATAATGATGTTGTAAATATTGCTCGTAGCTACACACAGACTTCAAACGTAGAGGCTTATTTTGATGCTTTGGCGAGTTCGTCTTATGTAGTATTCGATAGTGGTTATACAAAACAGTATGATAAGTACAATGACGTTATGCGTTGGGTACCTCTAAACGGTCATATGGCTGGTCTCTGTGCTCGCACAGACCATCTGGAAGATGCGTGGTGGTCACCTGCTGGTTTGAACCGTGGACAGATTCGTAGTTCTATCCAATTGGCTTACAATCCAAAGCAAACAGAACGTGATGAACTTTATCGTGCTCGTATCAATCCCGTAGTAACATTCCCGGGTGAAGGTACGATGCTGTTTGGTGACAAAACTGGCTTGGCAAAGAATAGTGCGTTTAGTCGTATTAATGTTCGCCGGCTATTCCTCGTAATTGAGGAGGCTATTAAATTAGCAGCTCGTACAGTTCTTTTTGAATTCAACGATGAATTCACAAGAAATAATTTCAAGGCTATGGTTGATCCATATCTGAGAGATATCCAGAGCAGACGTGGTATTATCGACTTCCTAACAGTGTGTGATGAATCAAATAACACACCTCAGGTAATTGATAATAATGAATTCCGGGCTGATTTTTACATCAAGCCGGCACGTTCAATTAACTTCATCACACTGACATTCATTGCAACACGAACAGGTGTTGACTTCAATGAAATCGTCGGTAGAGCCGGATAAGGGAGGATAAGAAATGTCTAATTTAAATACATTTGTACAGAATCTCGCCGGTGGTGGTGCTCGTGCTAACCAGTATGAGATTCAAATTACTGGTTCGCCAGTTCCTAATGGTACGTTTTCGTTTCTGTGTCGTTCAGCTCAGATTCCTGGCATGACTGTCGGTGAAGTCCCAGTGGCTTACCGTGGTCGTCAGATTTTTGTTGCTGGTGATCGCACATATGATGCTTGGACTGTTACTGTATTCAGTGATACTGCATGGAGTGTGAGAAAAGGCTTTGAAACTTGGAGTGATCAGCTTGCCCGGATGGACGAGAAGGTTACAGGTGCTACAGCTCCGAATTTGTATTATGCTAAAGCTCAGGTGAAACAGTTTGATCGAGCGGGAGGCACTAGGGCTACTTATATGTTAGAAGATGTCTGGCCGACTACGGTTGATCCAATTGATCTTGCTTATGACACTAATGACGCCGTAATGGAGTTTGGTGTTACTTTGCGATTCAACTATATGACATATGGTGAAGGAGGAGCAGCTGCTCCGGCAACTGGTCCTCATGGATAATTGAAAGCTTAGTTCGAAATAATGTTTTATATTATGTATAAATAGTTATGTTATGGCAGAACTATTTGGATTTGAGATAAAGAAAAAGAAGGAGACGGGCGGCAAGGCGCAAAGCTTTGTCGCCCCATCCGACGAGGAAGGTACACTAGATATTGCTGGTGGTGCCGGGTTTTTTAGTCAGTACCTAAACCTGGATAAAGCAGCAAAGAATGACTGGGACCTGATTCGTAAATATCGTTCAACAGCTGAAGCACCTGAGTGTGATCAGGCGTTGGAAGATATTGTATGCGAGGCTATCACTTCAGACGAAACAGATACCTCAGTAAAAATTAATTTGGACCTAGTCCATTTATCATCCTCTGTAAAGAAAAAAGTCATTGCAGAGTTTGATGAGATTTTGCGGCTTTTGGAATGGAAAGATAAAGCACACGAAATCTTTAGACGGTGGTATATTGACGGACGTATCTATTATCATAAGTTAGTAGAACAAAATTCCGCTCGAAAAGGCATCACCGAAGTCCGTTACATTGATCCTAAATTTATTAAAAAGGTTCGTGTAATTGAAAAGGACAAAGGTACAAATAATAAGGATGGTATTGAGCTTGTTAAATCAGTTCAAGAATTTTACTTATTTAATGAAGGTGGTGTGTATCCTGGTCTTACAGGAATACAAACACAGATAAAAAATTCCCAAGGGTTGAAGATTGCTCCTGACAGTGTAACTTTTGTCACCTCAGGCATTTACAATCCTACAACAAAACAGGTGTATGGTCATTTACATAAGGCCATCAAGCCTGTAAATCAATTACGAATGATGGAAGATGCGTTAGTTATCTATCGTATCAGTCGTGCTCCAGAAAGACGTATCTTTTATATTGATGTGGGTAATCTACCCAAACCTAAAGCAGAATCTTATTTGAAAGATGTAATGAGTCGTTATCGTAATAAGGTTGTGTATGATGGTGCTACTGGTGAAGTCAAAGATGACCGTAACCAAATGTCAATGTTAGAGGACTTCTGGTTGCCACGTAGAGAAGGTGGTAGAGGTACAGAAATCACAACACTACCTGGCGGCACAAATCTCGGAGAAATGGAAGACGTAAACTATTTCAAAGAGAAACTTTATCGTTCACTAAACATCCCCGCTTCTCGTTTGATTACAGATACAGGCTTTAATATGGGCCGGTCAGCTGAAATCACAAGAGATGAAGTGAAGTTTGCTAAATTTATTCAGAAGTTGAGAAAAAGATTTAGTAAAATCTTCCAAGATATGCTCAAGACTCAATTGGTATTGAAGGGTATCATAACGATAGATGATTGGGATAAGATAAAAGAAAAAGTTGTTTATGATTTCTATGATGATAACCATTTCTATGAGTTAAAAGATGCTGAGATACTGAAAGAGCGTGTAGAGCAATTGCAGTTGATGAGTGAATATATCGGTACTTATTATTCTGTTCAATGGATTAGAAAGAATGTCTTGAAGCAGACCGATGAAGAAATGGAAGAGATTGATAATCAGATTGATAATGAAAAATCTGAAGGTGGAATAGATCCAGAAGCCGGTACTGGTATGGGTGGTCCTGAAGGTGGATTTGGTGATCCAACTAGAGGCGTAGAACAGGAACCTGAATACCCACCTGAGCAGGGTGGAATGCCACCTGATGCGGATGAGCCCGAAAATAAGGGTAAGCCGGAATCACAAAACCTATAAATAGTAACAAGGAAATAAATATTATGGCTAAAACAACAAAGGACATGATAGGTTCTATCATTGACGGTGACCTTGCTCGGGCTAATAAAGAGTTTGACGAGATATTAGCAGCTAAACGTGCATCAGAATGGGAAGGGATTAAACAAGATTTCGCCCGTACAGCATTTGATGAAGTAACTCCAGAAGTTACACATGAGCCCGTAGATACTGGAATAACAGGAGAACCAGAGGAAGAAAAATGAAACTAATATCAGAACACATGGGTTTTGTTGAGTATATTACCGAAGATGGTGAGACCGGTAAAAAGAATTATAAAATCCGCGGTGTCTTTATGCAAGCTGATATAAAAAACCGTAATAATCGGATGTATCCTGGGGAAATTTTAGAGAAAGAAGTAAAGAGATACAACAAAGAGTACATTCAACAGAATCGTGCTTTTGGTGAGTTAGGTCATCCTGATGGACCTACGGTGAATCTTGAAAGGGTGTCACATATGATTACAGACCTTTATCCAGATGGAAAGAATTTCATCGGTGAGGCTAAAATCCTAGACACTCCTTATGGCAAGATTGTAAAGAATCTCATAGATGAAGGTGCCAAGCTTGGTGTTTCATCTAGAGGTATGGGTTCATTAGAACCAAGACGAGATATGCACGTTGTCAAAGATGATTTTTATCTAGCAACTGCGGCCGATATTGTTGCAGATCCTTCTGCACCATCTGCTTTTGTAGAAGGTATTATGGAAGGAAAAGAATGGGTTTGGAATAATGGCGTAGTAAGAGAGGTTGATATTGCTGAATATCGTAAAGATTTGAGTAAAAAGACTAAAGACCGAGAAGAAAAACACATAAAAGTGTTTGAAAACTTCATGTCTAAACTCTGAAAATAATAAATAACTAATACAGTATAATAACAAATACAGGGAGTTATCCAACAATGACAGATATCAACACAGAGTTAGAAGCTATCGCCGCAGAAGAATTAGGTGACGAGCAACTGACCGAAGTAGCTGCAGACGAGCCCAAGAAAGGTGCTGCCGCCGCCATGCCGCCTGAGAAGGTGGAAGGTGAGCGTCAGGATATGGGTCCTGCCGTTGTTTCTCCTGATGCCAAATCTGATCCTGGTAAAGAAGCTTCAAAAAAGGCGAAGAAGTCTCCTGACTTGCCCGATAAGGGTAAGCCATCAGACGCTTCTCCGTCAGCTATGGGTGACGGAAGTGGTCCTATGAAATCAGGTGCTCGCGAAGAAGTAGAGTATGATGAGGACGCAGAAGTCGAAGCTATCGCTGAAGAAGAAGATACCCAAGATGAAATGGTAGAAGGGGAAACGATTGAAGATCGTGTTTCTGCTATGGATCTTTCTGATGATGTTAATGCTCTGACAGAAGGGGAAGACCTTTCGGAAGAGTTTAAAGAGAAAGCCGCAACAATTTTTGAAGCAGCTATCAAAGCTAAACTCCAAGCAGAGATTGAACATCTTGACGAAATATACCAAGCACAATTTGATAAGGAACTTGAAGAAGCCAAATCTGCAATCGCAGAGAAGGTAGATTCATACCTTTCATATGTAGTAGAAGAATGGATGAAGAAGAACGAAATCGCTCTAGAGCATAAGCTCAAGACAGAAATCGCTGAAAGCTTTATCAAAGGTCTCAAGACCCTCTTTGAAGAGCATAATGTTGCTATTCCCGATGAACAGTTTGACGTTCTAGACGCAGCCGCCGATCAGGTGAATGAACTAGAAGCTAAGTTGAATGAAACCATCGAAAGTAATATGGCTCTTTTACAGGAAGTTAATTCCTTAAAGAGAAATGAGATCCTTCTTGATGTTGCTTCTGATCTAGCAGATACAGAAGTAGAGAAGTTTGCTGAACTTGCGGGAACTGTTGATTACGAGACCGAGGAAGATTTTCGTCAGAAAGTCGATACGATCAAAGAATCATATTTTCCAAAAGAAAAATCAGCAACCAATAATGATACAGCCGAAGTAGATACGACAGAAGATGTGGACGTGTCCGACACAATGGCTGCTTATTTGTCTGCTATCAC